CCTCTTCGTTCTTGGGAACGCAGTTAGGAACCATCTTACCACCTTTCTTCTTCATCCCAACTTGCTTGTGGGAATCCCAGCAAGGATCACCATCACCCTCGTTCATGTGATCAGCAGCCTTGTACTTTTTATTGCCTGCCTTATATGCTTGATAAGCAGGTGTGTTTCCTTTCTTATCAGCATTGGTGACAGTCATACGATTGTCCTTTGGTGCTTCCTTCTTAGCAGGAGTTCCACCATATACTGCTTCATCAACAATCTCTTCTTTGATTTTATTTGAAGTCATGATTGGTTTTCCTCCTTTACCTGGTCTGTCTGCAACTGGATCTTGTCTTCTTTTTCTTTTTACAGCAGAAGCTCTTTCTGCTTTAGACATTTTTGATGCTTTTTCATTAGAAAGACATTTAGGTTTTCCTTCACCCTCACCTCTAGCACATTTACCAATTCTTTCACCTTTTGTATTATAACGATCCCATCCACCACCTCCTTTACCACCTTCAGGTCCTGAACCAAACCATTTTCTTAGATCTTCTTTTTGAATATCTGACATTGCCAAGGAGAGAGTCTTAATAGTTATTTAGCAATCATTTATTAGTGATCCAACTGTAGATCCTGCTGCAGATCCAATATTTTGACCCAATAAAGTTGCCCACCCTGCTGCCAACCATCCAATATAAGGTATATTCATAACTGCTGGTACTGCTACTCCAGCTGCTATAGCACTACCTGCCATTGCACCTTGTGATCGTGCGCCAGCGTCCGCCACTAAACACTCTTCTTCTCGGGCAGTCAACTTTCCCTCGCCGTCTCCTGCAACACCTCCTAAATTTCTAGTACCGTCCATAGTGAATTGGTCTTTACGCCACTCACGTCTTCTTTCATCACCACCTCCAAAAAATCCTTTCTTAGTTTTATCTAAAGACAGTGATCTTTGTGATTCAAGAATAGCAGGGTCATTTGCTCTATATTCTATACTATACCCATCTTTACCTGCTTCAACTTTGTATGAAGAGTAAGGACCACGTGGGATATTAATTACAGGAGATTCATAAACAGATTGCTTTGATTCATGTTGAATAAGATGCCCTAAAACTCCAATATGAGCAATACCTATAATGGATCCCAAAGTTATTAGTACTATCTTTGCAGGTTTTACAGATTTCATACCAATAACAATAGATACTGCTCATATATTTAGCAATTAATCTTTTTTCTTAGTCTTCTTTTTCATTATATTGATGAATTTTCTATAAACAGCTGCTTCTGAAGTCTTACCCATCTCTCTTGCTCTTTGTTCCATAGCAACTGCTGCTTGGATTTTATGAGCATGAGATCTTGACGATTTTCTTATTTTAGTTACTGATGCTTTAGCAGTAGCAACATCTTTAAATCCCAAACCATGAATAGTTCCTTTGGGATTTTCATCAGTGTATAAATCAGAATGCTTTTTAGAATTAGCAGGTTGACCTTTTTTTCTGGGGATGCGAGGATTTGATTCCTCAGCAAACATTTTAAAATTTTTTCTTACTCTATTATAATTTCCTTCATCCATTTTATTTACAAATTCTTTTGATGCTGAAACCATTGCATCAATTGATGGACCATCACCCATATTATTTCCAAGAGTTACTTTCATTACAGGATAAACTGAAGAGAAAGTATTATATCTGTTCTCTCCAGATTCTCCTGCTGTTTGAAAAGCTTGAGATAATAAGTCATCATCTTTAGGAAATAACCTTGGAGTTCTTCCTGCAACTGGTCCAGCAGCACTTGAATCATTTGAAAATGCTGCTGGTTCTCCAGGACCATTTCCATGATTGGTTGGTGTTTCTAAAATAAATTCTTTAAATGATTTCATCATCCATCCAGTGCAACAGTGAGACCAAGAGTCATACCTGGCAGTGACTGCCAAGAAGTACCATTATAGAATTCAATTTTTTTACTTGTTGTATTATATATCATAGCTCCTTCAAGAAAAGTTCCAGCACTAGTTGCATTATCCCTAGCAGTAGTTGTATACATTGCAGGATAAAAAGCAGTTGATGCTTTTAGTGTGGAGGCAGTGACAATCCCTGCATAATCAGCATTACCAGAAGATAGTATTGTTACTCCAATTCCAGTACCATCATCAAAATCATATCCAACATTAATCTCTGTTCTAGCAGTTACAATTCCAATGGAATCAACACTGATTTTATTTTCTGTTCTAAGAGTTCCACCAATAGTTACATTGCCACTAAATGTTGCAGAAGTTGCAGTTATAAAACCAACAGACATTCCAGTGCTTGAAGTATTTCCTTCAGTAAGGACTTCATCTAATGTTGTAGAACCTGATAATGCAGTACTTGCAATACCAACCCACTTTGATGTGGTTGAATTGTAAATAAGAAGTTGATTATCTGTTCCATCAAAAGAAACATCATCTAGATCTCTTATAAATCCTGCTCCACCACCACCCATAGTGGAAAGTTGAGTTGTTATTCTATTAATAAAAAGTCTGTAGTGCGCAGACAAATCATCTAAAGTAGCAAATTTTTTATCTAATGGAGTTAATGGATCAGTTTGATTTCCAGCAGTTTCTTTTTCATTTGGAGGTTCATTAAGAAGATATTGTTCAACTAATTGTTGTTGTTCTTCTTTTATTCTATCTTTTAAATTATTTAATTCTAAATTTAAATTTTTTAATTCTTCTCTTACACTTTTAACTTCACTTTTAAAATCACTTCTTAAATCATCAATGTCTTTCTCATAGTATTTTACTTGAGGAAGATTGTTTACCTCTTCTTTTAATTTAGTAAAAACTTTTAGTAATGTTTCATCAGTATTAACACTCTCACGATTTATTCGTTTAATCTCTTTTTCAAGTGATTGTTTTAATTTATTTTGTTCACTTAATATTGCCTTTTTTAATTTTCTATCATCATCTTTAAATTCTCTATGATGCTCCCAAACTTTTACTGAAGTTTCCTTTAATTCATTAAATATATTATTCTTTACCTCTTGATGATTTTCAATTATATTCTTTACATCAACCTTTAATTCAAAATCTTTTGTTTCAATAGTCTCATTTAACTCTGAAACTCTAAAGTCAATCTTCTCTTTAATTAAATCAAGGTGTCCTTGAACCTTATTAAAGTCATCATCAATGATACTAAAAGTCTTTCCTATCCAAGAAAAGTCAGGAACCTCTTCTACTTTCTGAACCCAATCAGGAAAAGTGGGAATTGACTCCTTTACATCTTGAATTTTTGTTTTTAGTGCTTCAAGATCACTTTCATAGTACTTTACTTCTGGTAAAGATGAAATTTCTTCCTTAATTAAATCAATTTTTTTGTAAATATATTCAATATCTCCATCATATTGTTTAATTTCAGGTATTTCAGGTATTTTTGACTCTATTTCAGTTAATTTTACTTCAAATTCTTCATTTTTTGCATCTAAATTATAAATTTTATCACTTTTAAGATCAAACCTTGATAAATTATCTTGAATTTCAATAATTTTTTCACTTAAATCACCTAATTCATCATCATAATACTTTATTTCAGGTATTTCTGGAATATCTTTTCTTACATCATTAACAAGACGTACTAATTCCTGCCATTCTGGTGCTTTTACTACATCTATAACCTCTAAAAATGATTCACCATTAGCATCTTCTATGGTTTCAGAATTATTTTCTTCTGGTTGTACAACAAATTCTTCTATAGAAGGAAGATTTTCTTCCTTAAAACTATCTAAAGAAGGTAAATCTTCTTGATTTTGTAAAAAATCATTGACTGACGGTAAATTTTCACCTTCTTTTTGTGACATTGCTATTAGTATCCTTACTTTGGGATTTCTCTCCCTCTGATCTATTTATTTGAATTATCCTTTAACAATTTCTGTAATTCAGCAGTTGATCCCACAAACAAAGCATTGTTTACTGTTGTTGGACCTTTACTTGTCTGCTGTTCATTAACATCTTTTAATTTTTGCTGAAGAGACATTAATTTATCAGTTGCATCAGCAACATTTTTAATTAATTGGCCAGCAACTTCATATGCTCTTGGCATTTCACTTTCTTGTGCAAGTTCAAGAATACCATTAATTGCTTCCTGCCCCTTTTCAATAATTGAATAAAGATTACCTCTAGTATATTCGTAATCTTTTTCTACATCATTCTTATTAAGATGAGCAGGTCTTTCTTTTTCAATTGGTGTAATGTTGATCATTTCATCATTCATGATACAACACCATCAAAACCAAAATCATCACCTATTTCAATAAACACATTATCTGCTTCAGTAATACTGAAGATTGCTGCTCCTAAAACATGTTCTTGCGCAGAAGTGTTCATCTGTGCTCTAGATACAGTCAAATTGTTACCAGAAATCTTAGTTACAAGCATGTTTTCTTCACCAACATAAATGTTAGTATTGTTAGTAACCTTTGTGCCATCTGCCACAGTGATTATTGTTTCTGTTAGATCAATATTCTCTGAAAGTTGAGTGATTTGAGAACCATCATAATCTTTTGTTGCTTTAGGAACAACTGTATATGTTAGATCCCTTGAGTATGATCCTGTGCCTCTATTACCAGCAACAAGACCAATTTGAGTTTTTCTAATTACTTGATCTGTGACATCTGATTGTGGTCCAAACAGATAAGTCTTTGCAGTAAATCTTAAAGTATAAATTATAGCTCTTCTAGTATCAAAATTACCTTCATAATCATCTTCCATGCTTACACTATCCAATTGAATAGCAATATCTCTTTTTTCTTTTAAATTACCTAGAAAATTAATTGGAAGATGATATACTGGTTGAAAGTAAGGTAAAATCTGTTCTGCAATTTGAAGAATATCATCATTAAGTTTAGCCATTATTGCTAATTCAAATGACATATTGTAAGGAACAGGTAAATAACCTTTTTTTAAATCTGTTCCTGTAGCAGGGTCTTTAACTACAAATGTTTGTGTTTGAGTTGTTTTTCTTGAGGGATCATACTGCATCCCATTAAATTCAAATGACATTCTTGGCAATGACATTTGAGTTGGTTTATTTAAATCTGATTGCTGCTCAAGTCTTGCTAAAAACTTTTGAGTAGGACCATAAGCCAAAGGAACTTTAATAACACTTGTAGTGCTATCTGAGGAGTCTTTATGTCTTATTTCAATATTGTTGAATAATGATCCAAAAGAAATAATAACAGATCTAAAAATCTCGTTATAGAAATACTCAAACATAGTATTTTTTTATTATACTACTATTTAACAATATTTTAACTAAGGCATTCCAAAGGGGTTTGTTTCAGTGAAGTCAATAACATTATCTGCTTTTGTTTCAATAATATCATTACTTGCAAAAGGATCAACTACATCATTAGTGTTAGTAAGTCTTATACTATAAGTTGCACCTGATTCATTACCTATAATCTGTTCCCCAATACCAAATGCTCCATCAACAATTGATATTTCTAGAGTGTTATTAACAGAATCCCATTCCTTAACTCTTGCAGTAGTTCCTGAATTTTGACCAGTGATTATTTCATTGAATACAAAATTTCCAGTTGCTGTCACTCCTGGTGGCGTGTCAAATGTAATTGTAGGTGCAGATGTATAACCTAATCCTGGATTGGTAATAAACACTGATGTGATGATTCCAGCAGAATTCACATGTCCAACACCTGTTGCAGTTGTTCCAGATGTTGGTGCTGTAAATGCAATATTTGGATTTGAAGTATATCCAGATCCAGCATTTGAAAGAGTAATTGTTTGAACAATACCAAGATTAGATGAAATGCCAGTGGTTGCTGCTGCTCCTGATCCACCTCCACCACTTATTGAAATAGCAGGAGCTACGGTATATCCACATCCTGTATTAGTAAGAAGAATTGCAGATATTTTACCTCCAAAATTTCCATCACAATTAATAAAATCATTTGTAACAGAAGCAATACCAACAGCAGTAACCTCCCCACTTGGTGCTGAAGAGAATCCAATTGTTGGTTGATGAGTATATCCATTACCCATGTTTGTTATGGTTATACTACTAACACCACCAGTTGTACAGATTCCAACAGAACCTGCTGCAGTGATTGCTGATCCAATTAGTGTTAAAGTTTGTATATAACCAATTTGAGATATTTCATCATCAATAGTTTCTACCCCAGTGTCTATAACTTCATCTTCATATCTAAACAGTTCACATCTTAGTGTGTACACATAATTTTTCTTAAGTTGATAAAATGGCAATTCATGTTCAACATATTTAATTTCAAATAATCTATCACCTAGTGGGAAATAAATTATATCACCTTCTTTTGGTCTTGCTGATAACTCAATATTAGATAAATTTTTTGTAAGA